CTCGTTAAAATAGTTCAACCCCTCTAATTTATGTTAGAAAGATTAAAATGATTAAAATCGTTAATACCCTTTACCTCATGTTTTTGTGTTGTGTAAAGGACTGGGTGCAGTATGTAAGAAGTTGGTTTAGCTTTATTGGCTATGGCCTCACCTTCACTGCACAACAGTTTGCTATCGCTAATTCATTAGCTGAGCGCAAACTCGCAGTTACTCGGTTCGTTCACTTGCACTTGTTGTTGGTGGGTGGCCTTATAACACGGCGTTTTTGGTGGGCCTTATTTTGTGATGCTTTGAGAAGAGTCATAATAAATATTATTTATTACGCTTATCTAGAATTGGTTATTGAGCTACTATCTAACTTATATTGTTGGACGTACGCTACACTTTACTTTTACTATAAGCTCCTTAGTGAGATAAACCCCACATCCGTCTATAATTTTATATGGGCCAGAATCAACAATGATTTTCGCCACGTCGCCTATAGTTCATCTGAGCTTCTACGGTACGTTGGTTCTTTGTTGGTTAGCTTGTTTCTCAGGAGATATCCTCAGAAACTGCGATCTCGATTTCGAAAAGCCGAATTTAATATGTTAGTTGAACAGATGGCCGTTGGACACCCTCATCCGGAGTCCGGTGGAGCCAGAAATTTGGCTTCCAAATTAGTGGACTCGTTTATTCTCAAACATGGTAGAACAGTGTATAGTGTCTCCATGAGTTACGCTGAGAGTAAGCAGAATGTCCGGGGTAGTAGATATTATTATGAGATGAAGGATTTAGTTATGTCTGTTAAGAATGATTATTTGTTAGAAAGTGATATCATCAAAATGATTGATACTGATTACCACGTGCCAGATTTAGGGTACTGGGCATCATTTATGAAGCCTATGTTGTTTTATAGTTTCAATCCAGTCACGCCTGCGGGGCAGACTATGGATGGTTTCTTTTGCACAAATGCTAATGGTGAGGTCACAGTTCGTACCGCCATGGGCACATGTTATCAGCACCACTTGTGGGATCATGAGAATGATTTCGTCGCTATACCTTATGGGGGCTTCGATCATTATTTTTATTGTGAACAACGTCGTATACCTAAAACCCAATATTGTCTTATTCTCTACCATCCAGCATATCGTGTGTTTCGTTTCATGGGGCGTTTTATGCAACCGTGTCCAATCCTCAAGCGTCGTAATGATGTTTATGGTGAGTTCGCGGTAACCTCTGTGATTAATAGTAAATCGTTGGTGACTTACGTCACTAAGGTCGGCCGGTTTTATGCCAGTGCCATTGAGACCGAATCCCTCTATTCGTTGATTGATAGAGCTAAAGCGTATGAAAAAGCCTTTAGCTACGTTACTATCAAGGATTTGTGTAGGCATTCCAAAATTTTCTTTAGTAAGAAAGATGCAGCAATGCTTCTTGATTACATTAACTCTGCACCCCGTTTACCTCAATTGCGTGCTTACTCTGCGGATAATGTCACTTATCAATGCACACTCGATGCTGATTTGCTAGTTGAGCAATCTCGGGATGTTGCAAGGATCGGGCATGAACCGTTTGTCGATGGTGGCTCTGTCCCGTTGTGTAGTAAGACTAGTGAGAAAATGGCGGCTAAAGATCGAGTTGTTGATCTGATTGATCCTGATCAAGGACCACTCAGTGAGGAAATGCTTGTTATCCTTCATGAATTCTGCGATCAATTGTTTGGACAGAAGACCTTGAACCCTATTGATACGAGTTCGGTCTTGGACTTGCAGTCACGTCAATCCCAAATTGATGGATATCTTCGATCATTGCCTAATTGTGATGTTTCCCCACTTCGTATTAAAGCGTTTTGGAAAAAGGAAGCTTATGATGAAGCTAAGTCTCCCAGGATGATCACCGAATGTGATGCCGCCCATCGCACTGCGTACTCTCGGTACACACTTGCTTTGGCCGCGCACCTTAAGAGATTCGGTTGGTATGCGTTTGGTTATTCTCCTAATAAGATAGCTCAGCGTGTACATAAGATATGTAGTACTTCAGCTTTTGTTGTTGAGACCGATTATTCCCGATTTGACGGATTACACGGCCTTAAATTACACCAGGTTGAATGCATCGTTATGGAACGGGCTTTTGGTAAATCTTCGGATGCACCAATGCTTTGTCGTCGTGAAACCAATCTTCGGGCTACTACCCGATCTGGTGTCAAATATAAGACTGCTTATACACGTCTGTCTGGTTCGCCCAGCACTTCAGTCATGAACACATTGGATAACGCCTTTGTTTGTTTCTACTATCTGAGAGTTTCTGAGTCCTTATCACCTGCGAAAGCCTTTAAGAAATTAGGGGTGTACGCTGGCGATGACGGGATAACAGCGGCTCGATACCCAAAAGCACTCAGTGAGGTGGCTTCTTCCTTCGGCGCAAAATTAAAATGTGTTGTCCGTCGTAAGAATCAATGGGTCAGTTTCCTCGGCAGGATTTATGTCGCCCCAGGCAGTTGTGATGCTTCGATCTATGATTTACGTAGGTTTATTGCTAAAGCTCACATTACTGTCGCAGGGCTAGATGTTCCGATGCCGTTGGCGTTTGCACGTAAAGCTTATGGTTTTTCGGTAACTGACTCTAACACACCACTGATCAAAGAATGGATCGGCTTAATTCGTACTTGGTATGGTCATGGTGATAATCTTGTAGATAATTCCCAGTACTATGCTAAAATGATTGTTGATAACCCAGGCACTCAGTTCCCACAACTTGATGCTGCTGATCATAGGGTTCTCGCAGTTGTTAGAGAGTTAGTGCCCGAGTTTGACAATATAATTAAGAATTTGTCGAATGGTGAGATCGTCGCCCCATACCCAAAGGCTCTGAAGGTATCGATAGCCGCCCATAAGGGAGGCCATAAACTCCGGTCGAGTACAGTCTCGAATAAAACTGAAATAACTGCAATTGTGAAAGACAATGGTGAAAACACGCCTTGTAATCAACGTCCCAAAGCAGCCGGGAGGCGTAAGCCAGACCGGCAGTCGGCGCCGTCAACCACGACGACGACAACGGCAACGCAGGAATCAAAACCTGCAGAGCCCATTGGCCAAGGGGGCGATAGCCCAATTGGTCAACCAAGCCCTTGCTAAACGCGGGGGCTCGGGTTTGACAAAACCCGGTATAGAGTTTATCAAGTGTGCTTTTGCGTCGCCTGATTTTGACTCATCCTCATCAATGGGTATCCCTGATAACTATTGTGGTAGGACTATGATGTATGATCATAATTATACAGCTTCGTTTGGTTTTCCTGTTGGTGATACCTACATGATAATGTCTCCCATGGTTGGTGTGGCTTACATGTTTTGTGTTGTCCCAGTTGGAACTCAGCCTAATGGAGCATCGTGGACAGCTGTCGCTATGCCGGGTTCGGCCGAGCTATTAGCTGGTGGTACTGGTCTTGTTACTAGTTTCCGTTATGCCGCGCTTAATGCTGAGATCGTGCCCACAATGAATGAAATGAATTGGGTTGGTAACATTCAAGTTACCAAAATACCGATGCGTGCTGTCGTGCCATCCACCCCAAATTCCACTGCTGGTGTAGCTGCCAATGTAGAGCTAACCGGGTTTCATGATTTGGCCGATTCCTTCACTGATTCAAAATGTTATAGTGCTCCATATAATCACGGAGCTTATGCTGTTGCTACAAATGTTCAACCGGACTTCCCTTTCACAACTGTTGTTGCCTCTGGGAGCTCTGGAACATCAAGATACTATCAAACGGATTCTGATGCTGGAACAATTGACTTTGGTGTTCTTACTACCTTCGCCTATCGTGGTGTTGGTGAGATGGATGCTATTATGTTCAAGGTTAGTAACACTAGCGCTGTTGTCCAGTCCTCACTGTTAAAAGTCTGGGCTTGTGTCGAATACACGACTAATCCATCCAGTATACTGCATGGGTTTAGTCGCACTTCAGCCCCATATGATCAGGTCGCTCTCAATCTTTATGCTAAGATTGCTGAGAAACTGCCCATTGCCGTGCCTTATTATGAGAACACAGGCTTTTGGGATCGTGTTTTAAAGCTTATTAATAGTGTAGGATCTAGTTTGTCAATTATGCCAGGGCCTTTGGGTATTGGTGGTAATGCAATGAGAGCTTTTTCGTCATAATCTATTGTTAAAATTGTCCCCGCCCAGGGAAATGTGCTGCGTTGTTGTATGAAAAACACCTTGTCGATCTTGGCATTGTAACAACCGTGGTTAATGAGACACGAAGAGCGCGATCAGGTTTCTGCGCGCTATAACAGGAAAAGGTTCCTGCCCACTTGTTGGGATAAATTCTAGAAAACTTGCATCGGATGCACGCGTGAGGTTACGCGACCAACCCTAACCCCC